ATTATTTGCGAGTACACAACCTCACCTAATCCGTTGCAAACCTATCCCGTTATTAAGCAAGCGGGCTTGTTGTTGTTTACGCACTTGTATAACAATCGTAGCAATACAACCGACAATCAGTTAAAAGAAATTCCGTTCGGCGTGGCAACATTGTTGCGCCCATACAAACCATTGGTGATGTAAATGGCAATAGCACGGTTTGAACAAATTACTGTTAAAAACCTAGCGTTTGCTAAAACTGATTTTGGCGAACAAACAACGGCGCAAACCGATTGGTTTAAAACCCGTGCGCGTGTTCAATCCGTTGCCAACAGTTTAAAGATTTCGGAAAAGTACCGCCTTTATCAAGATGTAGTTAACTTCATTTTGAACTACACGCCAAACACAAGAACAATGGTTCGCAATCAAAACCTTTATGGAATAAATTACAACGGTTACGATTGGCGCATTGATAACATTCGTGAATCTGATGATAGGATGACCGTGGTTATCTTGGCGTATAGAAACGACCCAGTAACGGCGGTGTAAATGGCAACCCAACAAAATCCAGTTCAATACGGCAAAGCGATTCAGTTTCAACTGCAAAGCATTGTTACGCCCGTACCCGTGTACGCCGCGTTTAACCGTAACTTTGCAACTGAACCTAAGTTTATTGTTTGGATGCTACGAAATGTCCATCAAGATGTTTATACAGGGCCAGTTCAATCGGTTAAGGGTATTGACCGCCCAACATTTCAGATAAGTATTTTTACGCAAGTAATAGAAGATGGTTTCACTATTTCCAATCAGATACTACAATCGCTACACGGATATAGTGGTTTGTTTGGCGGTGCAACTAATGGTTTTCAGATTGCTAAAGCAGATGTTTTTTGGCTTTACAACACTTATGACAATGATGAAAAGTTAGCCCAAATTTTTCTTGATTGCACCCTAGATATTCCAACATAAGACAACCCAACAACTTTTGAAGGAACTTTTAAAATGGCACTACCAAACAAAATAATGGCGGGTTTTAGCGCGGCGTTGTATGCCCAATCGGGCGCGACACCTACCGCACTAACACTTACCCAACTTTCAACCCTTGGAAATGTTGCACCTATTGCAGTTATAGGTAATCTAATTCCAGTAGAAGCAGTACCCGCATTTGGTCAAGATGATGCCGTTGCTAGTTTCGGTGTAGCGGGTTCGCGTCAATCTGACAAAATCCCAACGCAATCCGCACCAACATCACTTAGCGTTACCGCCGCATGGAATCCTAGCGACACAATGCTTTTGTTGATGCGCGGCGATGCGTATAGCGGCTTGATTGACCGTACTTTTGTAGTTAGTGCTACCGAAGGGTCAAACATTGTTTATTACGCCTTTAACGCCCGCGTAAGCCAGTTTACGATTGATTCAAGCCCTAGTGCTGAAGCCAAATGTAATTTCACCATTCACCCCCGTGGAAATCTCTACGGTTGGTCTAACAACGCCTAAAGGAATATCATGGCTATACCAAATAAAGTTTTAGCGGGTTTTAGCGCATCGTTGTATATGCAAAGCGCGGCAACGCCTACACCACTTACAACGGCAAACCTTTCCGTATGGACAGGGCAAGTTACAACCATCGTAGGCACGGCGGCTAACGGTACTGGCGGCGCGGGTGTTTTGTTGCCCGTGGAAGCCGTACCCGCTTTTGGTCAGGATGATGCGGTTGCATCTTTTGGCGTTGCGGGTTCACGCCAAAGCGATAAGATTCCTACGCAATCTGCGCCTACATCGTTAAGCATTACCGCGGCTTGGAATCCAAGCGACACCGCGTTATTGCAAATCCGTTCTGATGCCTACAACGGTACGGTTGACCGCACTTTTGTGGTTGCCGCGGTTGACGGTGCTAATACGGTTGCGTATGCGTTTAATGGTCGCGTTTCTCAATTCACAATTGATTCAAGCCCAAGCGCAGAAGCAAAATGCAACTTTACAATTCATCCGAGGGGCAACCAATATGGTTGGTCTAATAACACATGATGACCGTAGAAGAAGCCGTAGAAGTTCTTAGCACTACCTACCAATCACTTGATGCGGTTGCACAAGGGATGGTAGTAGATGCCGAAGAACTAGAAGATGCCATTGCCGCCGCTGATGCGGATTCTGTAGAAGCGGTATGTTTAAAAGTTCTAAGTAAATACAATACATAATATGCAAACGACAATAAAAGACAGTAACGATTTGTTGAACTTCTTGGTAGCCCAATCCGATTCGCGTAAGGATTGGTTTGGGTTTACCGCACAAAAATTAACTGCTATTTCTTTGGCGCATGACATTGCCGCAAACCATGCGGATAAGTTTACGCCCGATGAAATCGTAGATTATGTGCATACGCTAAACAACGCGTTGTACCAAAAGATTATTAAGCCAATGGGTTAAGTATGTCGGGCGTTACCTACAAAATCGAAGGCTTAAAAGATGTATTAGCCGCGTTTGAGGAACTAGCCGCGGATATTGGCGACAAGAAAGCACGAAGCAGAATCTTAGTACCCGCCGCACGGGAAGCAATGAAACCCGTGTTAACAATGGCGCGAATGAACGCCCCAAAAGATACAGGCGATTTGGCTAGGACAATGCAAATTGAAGCCCGCCGCCCAACTAGAAAAGACATTCGTTCTAAGTACATTACCGAAAAAGATACGGTGATTGCTTTGGTAACAACTAAGGCATTTCCAAAGAAACTTAAAAAAGAGTTCTACGAAAAAAATGCGGAGTTGTATAAAACAGATAAAGCGCAATACAACCGCGATTTGAAAGAAAGAAAAAGGCAAGTGGGCGTTTTATCTGATGCCCGCGCAATAGCACAAGAATTTGGCACGGCTAGAAATGGGGCGCAACCCTATCTACGCCCCGCATTGGAATCCCAAGCCGACCAAACCGCCAAGCGGCTAGGGGAAATTTTGGCAAGGCGAATAAATCAATATAGGATAAAAAATAGATGACAAAACTAAGTTCAGCATTTGGTGAAAAATACCAAGCAAAACGAAAAGACCTTTTAACCCGTTCGTTTGTATTGAATGGGCATACCTTTAAGGTTCGCATCCCTTTGGTTATTGAATCAGATGCAATCTATAAAAAGGTTTCTAACCCTGATGATGAAACAATAGAAAAAATCTACCAAGAAATTACCGCGCCATTGCGACAGTTTGAAAGCAATCAAACCGAAGATTTTGAATTTACGGATACCGACATTTTGGTTGAAGGGCGTTCTATGCGCGAAGCCGCCAAGAACAAAGCCATCACCGAAGCCCGCATTACTGAGTTTTTTAAGTTACTTGTTCCTGAAATGGAAGGCGTAAGTTTAGAAGATTTGACCTATGCCGACATTGAAGAAGAATTCCCTATTGCCGTGCAAATGGTAATCGTAGAAAAGATTGGCGAAGTAATTAGCCCAACCTACAGGGAAGCGCGGGGAAACTAATAGGCTCGTTGAAAAGCCAATGCCTAGCCGCAATGATTTTCAACGGGCATACCCTAGAAACAATTGAAGAATTAGACGATGTAACCTTGGCAAACATTCAAACAATGTATGCCGATGGAATGGTTGGCAATTATGGGATTCTTACGCAATTGGCTACCCTGACAAACGGGGTATTTAACTATATGCGACCCGCAAATTCACCCACATATAAACTAGCCAACATTTTGGGTAGTGCGTATGATTACATCTACCCGCCTTTATCTGCTGATAGTAAAAAGGCGGCAGTAAATGATAGCCTTTTAGCATTTATGCAACAGGCGCAAGGATTTGATAAAACATTGTTTGGGGTAAAAGATGGCTAATATGATTGCCCGCCTTGGTGTAGCCCTAGGCATAGATACCGCGGAATTTAATAAAGGCATTGAAGCCGCGGGAAAGAAATTAGAAAAGTTTAGCGAAGCCGCCGAAAAGTTTGGCAAGATGGGCGCGGTTGCCTTGGTTGCCGCTAGTGCCGCCGCGCTTAAATACGCCGATGATCTAGCCGATGTAGCCGAAGCCAACGAAGTAGCCATAGGCACGGTTTTACAGTTATCTGATGCCCTTGCTAATTCAGGGGGCAAAGCCGACAACGCGGGCAAGATGCTATCGGCGTTTGCAAAGTTTATTGATGATGCCGCGGGCGGTTCAGCAGAAGCGCAGAAAACCGCCAAAGCATTGGGCGTTACTTTGCAAGACTTGGGCAAACTTTCCCAAGAAGAATTGCTAAATAAATTGGCTACCAACTTAGCCGCGGTTCAAGACCCAATTACGCGTAATGCCAAGGCAATGGAGGTTTTTGGCAAAGCCGCCAAGGGCGTTGACATAGTTGGTTTTGCGGAAAAAATGGCGCAAGCCAATCCGCTGATTGCAGAACAAGAAAAAGCAATCAAAGCCGCGGCAGATACATACGATTTGTTGGCGCAAACATCACGCGATGTAATGTTAATTTTGGCTACAGAACTAGGGCCAATCCTAAAATCAACCATTGATTACATGAAAACAATGAGTGACTACGGCGTGTCACTTAGTGGAATTTTTAAAGTTGTATTTCAAACGGTTTCCGTTCTTGGTGCTAATGTTGCATTTGTCTTTAAAGGCATTGCAGATGAAATTCAACATACCTACGAAAACGCCGTTACCTTAGTTACTAAAGGCGTTGATGCGGCAATAGCAGGGAATAAAAAATACGATGCCTACCGTGCATCACAACGCCAAAACTTAGATTTCTTTGAATCCCAAATAATGGGTACAAGTTACGGGCGTAGTGGTGTCGATGAACGCCGTACAGATAATTTAAAATCAAAATCTAGTAGTAGTGGCGGTGGTCGCCCCGTAACCGCGGCGCGTGATAAAGAGGCTGAAGCCGCAGAAAAAGCAAGATTGCGGGCGTTAGAAAAATACTTTGCTGAACTACAACGCCTAGATAAAATTTTATTAGATGTTGCGGGCAAAGAAAATAACGCGTTTACAGATTCATTAAAACGAATTGAAAATGATGAACAAGGGTTAAAAATAAAGAACGCATTGTTAAACATAGAAAATACAACGCGGGACTTGCGTTCTGAAGATATACAGTTAACAAAAGATTTGTATCTTGAAGAACAAAAAAGATTAGAAAATATTAGGGAAATTGAACGCAACAATCTTTTATCTATTGAAGCAAAAGAATATTTGGTTGCACAAGAAAACGCATTAGCCAATGCGACCGAACGCTATTTACGCGCACAAAACCAAGCAATTAAAGCGCAACGCGAAGGAACTACCGAACAAGGCTTTATGAAAGAAGGCGCAAAGTTTTTCCGTGATTTGCCAACCGAATTAGAAAACGGCGCAAAGGCTTTTGGTTCTGTAATGGGCAACATGGAAAGCGCGTTAGATAACTTTGTTCGCACGGGCAAGTTATCGTTTAAGAGTTTGGCGCGTAGCATTATTCAAGATTTGATTGCCATTCAATTGCGGGCATCAGCAACGGGTTTGTTTAAATCATTGTTTGGAATGTATGCAAGCGGGGGCTTTGGTACTGGCAACGCATACGGCAATGCAGACCTTGGCGGGTTCTTAGCCGATGGCGGTTCTGCTAATGCCAATACGCCGTATGTTGTCGGCGAACGCGGGCCTGAACTGTTTGTTCCCCGTTCATCAGGTACAGTAATTCCAAACCATGCGTTAGGCGGCGTGGGCGGTACTACGATGGTTACAAACAACTACATTAACGCCATTGATACCAAATCGTTTGAAGAACGCTTGTACGGCAGTTCTAACGCGATTTGGGCGGCAAATCAGTACGCCAATAAATCGTTGGCGGTGAATAGGGGTCGGGCATGAGTTTTCAAACCATTTTTGATATACAACAATCAATGACGGTTAACAACCGCCGTATGGTTGGACAACAAGTAGCGCGTTCGGGTTATATCACCGTAGCGCAATACCTAACCGCCGTGCCTTGGGTGTTTACTATCCAACCCCATGCCTACCTTTACTATCCGCAAGTTCGGGATATTATCCAAAGCATTGACAACAAAGATAGGCAATTGCCCGAACAAATAAGTTTTGCAAGTACAAATCTACAATGGTTTGTAAAGATGCGCGGAACTGCTACGGCGGCAACCCTAAACGGCGCACCCGCGGCTAATACGCAAACACTTGCGCTAACTTCTAACGGCACATTTAAGGCGGGCGATTTCATTATGATTAGCGGCTATGTTTACAAGATTACCGCAGATAGCGCGGGTTCATCTGTAGGCATACATCGCCCCTTGATTGGTACGCCCGCATCGGGTACAACTGTTTTCTTGGGAACTGCTTGTACATTTAATGTTGTTGCAGAATCATGCCCAACATATACATTAAACCCAATGACGGATGGCGCATTTGTGCAATGGGATTCGCCATTTGTTTTTAGAGAATACATCGTATGACAACAATTAACGCGGTAACTGGTTATCAAATCAACCATGCGGAATTTGTAAAACTTACCGTTGGCAATGCGGGAACTGTTTACACATTCTGCAACGCCGCCGCGCCTATTACGGTTGGCGGCATTACCTTTACAAACCTTGGTGCGCTACTTAGCGTTGGCGATGTTCAGCGCGATATTAAGGCTACATCGGATGACATGACCATTCAATTGACGGGCATCAACCCAACCAATGTGGCATTGATTCTTAGTAGCGACATTAAAGGTTCGTTGGTAGAAGTATGGCGCGGGTTCTTTGATTCAAACAACCAAATCATTACTACGCCTACAACACAATTTTTTAAACGCTACCAAGGCATCATCAATAGCGTTTCTATTACCGAAGATTTTAATTCTGAAGCGCGTACACGGATTGCAACTTGTTCTATTTCGTGTTCATCAATGCGGCGTGTTTTAGAAAACAGATTGTCGGGCGTTAAGACAAACCAAAACAACTGGCAATTTATTTATAGCGGCGATACATCTATGAACCGCGTAAGTGAAATTTCAAATACATTTTTTGATTTTGGTTCACCGCCTAAAACAAATACGCAAGCAAGCGAAACTACCGTTACTTCAGATTACGAAAATTCTAAAGAAGTTCCATGATAAGACCCGCGACAAGATACGACATTCCTAGACTGTTAGAAATTGTGGAGGCTTACGCCTATGAAAACCCTATTAAAAAACTTGGCGAACCGTGTAATCACTTTCCTAGGTATGTTGAAGAACTATTGTTTAGCATCATGCAAGGGCGTGGGTTCATTTATGTGGATTCGCATTTGCGCGGCGCGATTGTGGCTTATAAAAGTTCTAACATTTGGTCGCCAAAAGTAAAAGAATTAAACGAATTGCTTTGGTGGGTAGAACCCGAACATCGTAACGGAACGGTTGGCGGTAGGCTTTGGAAAGCGTTTGATGAACGCGCAAAGGAAATGCTAAAGGCGGGTGATGTAGATTTTGTTTGCACATCGATTTCGGCTAATGGCCCGTTGATTGATTACACGCGCAGGGGATACAAAGCCCTTGGCGCAACTTTTGTTAGGGAATAAAAAATGGTTGCAACTTTAATTGCGGGTTTAGAGGTAATTGGCTTTTCTACGGCAATGGCAACCTTTGCCGTTAACTTTGCCATTTCTTATGTTGTTACCCGCGCCTTTGCCGACAATCCTGAAGCACAACAAGACATGGGCGTAAGGCAACAAGTACCGCCAAGCGCAGTTAATGCTATTCCTATTGTTTACGGCAACGCCTATATGGGCGGCACATTCGTAGATGCGGTTTTGACTACCGACCAAAAAACGATGTATTACGTTTTGGCTATTTCAAGTATTAGCCCCAATGGGCAATTTACTTTTGATAGAACCGATATGTATTACGGTGATAGAAAAATTACTTTTGATGCAACCGATTTAACTAAAGTTGTTAGCCTTACCGATGAAGCGGGAAATGTAGATACAAAGATTAGCGGCAACCTTTACATCAACCTTTATACATCTACCGCGGGCGGTACTATTACATCCGCTAACGGCGCATCCGCACCTAGCACGGTAATGGGCGGTAGCGATATTGCGGCGGGACAAAGATGGACAGGCACAAGGCAAATGAACAGTTTGGGCTTTGCCATTGTCAAACTAATTTATAACCGCGATGCTGATACGACACAATTACAACCCATCACATTTAAAGTTGCACATACTTTAAACGGAACAGGCGTAGCCAAAGCGGGCGATGTTTGGTACGACTACATCACAAATTCTGTTTACGGCGGCGCAATAGATGCAACTTTTGTAGATAGCACAAGCGCAACCGCGTTAAATGTATATGGCGACCAAAACATAACATTTACAAATAGTAGCGGCTCACCATCTACGCAACCGCGTTATCGCATTAACGGCGTGTTAGATGCGGGGCAAACTGTATTAAGCAACATTGACAGAATCGTATCTTCATGTGATTCGTGGATGACCTACAACGCCGCGTTGGGTCAATGGTCAATCGTAATTAACAAAGCAGAATCTACGGCGTATGCGTTTGATGATGACAACATCATTGGCGAAATCCGCGTTAGCGCAACTGACATTACAAGTTCAATTAACCAAGTTGAAGCGCGATTCCCGTTTAAAGAAAACCGCGACCAAGCCGCATTTGTAAACATTGAAACGCCTAGCGGTTTACTGTATCCCAACGAACCCGTTAACAAGTATTCGCTAACTTACGATATGGTTAACGATTCGGTGCAAGCGCATTACCTTGCTAACCGTTTGCTTGAACAAGCACGGGAAGATTTAATTGTTTCGTTTAGCACAACTTATTACGGCATCCAAGTTGATGCGGGTAATGTAGTTAGCGTTACCAATTCTGATTACGGTTGGAACGCTAAATTATTCCGCGTAATGAAAGTTAACGAAGCATCATTACCCGATGGTTCATTGGGTGCAAAGTTAGAACTTACCGAATACAACGCGCAAGTTTATGATGACCAAGACATAACGCAATTTACGCCCGTACCAAATAGTAATTTGGCATCGCCCGTTTTCTTTTCTGCATTAAGCGCACCTACGGTTACGGCATCACGCCCAACGGATGCAGTACCTAGTTTTGATGTTCAGGTTGCAATACCCGCAACGGGTCGCGTAACTTTTGGTACTTTGTTTTACACAACAAACCCCGCCGATTCGTTATCGTACAAAGTTTTAAATACTGCCGTATCGCCTAACAATATTCCAGTTGCAAACGGCACAACCTACACATTTACAAATCAGGTTTTGCCCGCAGGGACTTATTACTTTACTTATACGGTTGGTAACGAAATTGCATCATCGCAAAAAAGTTCAAACAGTTCTGCATTTGTTTGGTCGCCAACGGGGGCTACTGGCCCTGCGGGAACAAACGGATTAACTGCGCTAACGGCGTATAGGGTTCAAAGCCAATCTAGTGCTACCCCAACATTTACAACGCCTACAAGCGGTGCTACTGCCCCTAGCGGTTGGTCATTGTCTGCCCCTGCGGTAGCGGTTGGTCAAGTGATGTGGTACATCCAAGGTAGGTATAACAGTAACGCGGTAACGATTGATGGCGTAGCGGCGGGAACAACCGCATGGACAGGGCCAATAGCGGCAAGCATTTTTCAAGATATTCGTTCGGACAACTGGAACGGTTCTAACCCGCCTGTTTATGGTTCAGCGGGAACTTATGGCACAACGGGTTATTACATTCAACAAAGTACAGGCGATGTATTTTTTAACAATGGTATTTTTAGAGGCAACTTAATTGGCGCAAGTAATATTGAAATTACTGGTTCTGCTAAATTTAACGGTGCGGTTACAACCGTTGCGGGAACTGCCGCAGTAACGGCAAATGTAACTTACGCACAAAAATATGGAATTATTGCTTTTGCGGATAACACGCCATACAACCCCGTTATTGAAGCCGCGGGCGTTTACGGGTATGGCGATAACAATGCGTTTGGTGTACGCGGGGTATCTTTTGGGTCAGGCGGTACAGGCGTATTTGGTAGCGGGCCATACGGGGGCGTTGAAGGCAATGCAAGCGGAACTAGCGGCGTAGGCGTTCGCGGTTATGGCAACGGTTCTGCGGGGACAGGCGTATTTGGTTTATCCAATGGTTCGGGCGCGGGTGTTTATGGCATTTCCGCTAGTGGCCCTGCCGTTTGGTGTAACGGAACTTTCAAATGGTCAACTTACACATTTGCCGTACCAACTGGAAGTTCAAGCGATGTTTTGCGTGGTAATGGAACATGGGGTACAGTAAGCCTTGCAAACGATTCAAATTCTCTTGGCGGCGTTATTGCTAGTTCATGGGCTAGAATTTTTCCAACTAATTCGGGCGTAGCCAATGCGGGCGGTTCGGGATTAAACATTCTTGGTAGCGGTTCAACTGGAATTGTTGGGGCTTATGTAGGAACATCAGGCACAAGCAATATTGTGACAATTGATGTACGAACAACAAGCCCATCTGATATACGTTTAAAAGAAGAAATTGCAAATAGCGATTTGGGTTTGGCATTTGTTAATAAATTGCGCCCTGTTTCTTACAAACTTAAAGCCGACCCCAAGCATCAAAAAGGCTACGGCTTTATTGCAGATGAAGTTGACCAAATCATTGAATCAGGTTCATCCCTTGTTTATTACGAACCTGATTGGAAAGTAGGCGATGAAAGTGGTTTTAAAACCATTCACTACCCATCGTACATTGCGGTTTTAACCAAAGCCATACAAGAATTGTCAGCGCAAGTTGAAGAATTAAAAAAACAAATTCCCAAGATTTAAATTGGGCATTAAAATAACCAAAATACAAGACACATTCCCCCGCGAGTACGCGGATGTTTTACCTATGTATAGGGAACGCTAAGATGGCATTATTTTCTAAAAATGTAATCACGCAAGTAAGTGGTTTTGATAACCCCTTGATTACTGGTGAACTTGTTTATAACCAACGCACCTATTGGAATCTGCAAATGACATCCGATGGCGTTCCTGTTAATTTAACGGGTACAACCATTGCGGCAAGCATTGTTCGCCGTACAGTTTCTAATTTGATTGATACGCGTAATGGTTTATCTTTTGATGTAGCAAACTACACGCCCCCCCCCGCTTCTATCAACCTAACGATTAGCAATATAGTCAATGCTAATGGTTCGTTTACCTTAGTAATTGATGATTCCGCTTGGAGTTTAATTACAAGTGACCCCGAATTGAATATTGATGCGGTTGACCCTGCTTGTTTTACGGGTCGCATCAAAATTAGTTTCCCTGCCAACTCGCCAACGCCCGCCCAAGACAACATTATATTTTTAATGTTCTTGGTTCGTTCGGATGGTGTTGTTGTTATCTAAAGGGAAATCATGTCAAACATTAAAGTTACCGTTCAAGACGCAAACAATCTATTGTTGGAAGTTACGCCTGTACCTATTCAGCAAATTGCGATTGACAGGGGCGTAGCGGGTCGCGGCGTTACGGATGTTACTGCGGTTGAAATTGACAACGCGCTTTATCTTGAATTTACATTTACTGATGGCACAACGGAGATTGTTGGCCCTGTAGGTACGATTCAATACATTGGGCAAGCCCCAATCGTTGTTACTGGTTCAACAATTAGTTTAAGCACCGTACCCGTTAACTTAGGCGGCACGGGACAAACTACCGCCAACGCGGGATTTAATGCCCTAGCCCCATCGCAAACAGGCAATTCAGGCAAGTACCTTAAAACTGATGGCACTAATAGCGCATGGGATTTGTTGGATATTTCTACCGCCGATATTACTGGCGTATTGCCCCTTGCCAATGGCGGTACAGGGTCATCTACCGCAAGCGGTGCGCGTACTAACTTAGGTTTAGGCACTATTGCTACACAAGATGCAAGTAGCGTTGCTATCACGGGCGGTAGCATTACGGGGATTACTGACCTTGCCGTAGCCGATGGCGGTACTGGTGCTAGTAATGCCGCTGATGCCCGAACTAATTTGGGTTTGGGTACGATTTCTACGCAAAACGCATCAAGCGTTTCTATTACTGGCGGCACTATTACAGGAATCACCGACCTTGCCGTTGCTGATGGCGGTACTGGTTCAAGCACCGCGGCGGGTGCAATGGTTAATCTATTGCCATCGTACACAGGCAACGCAAACAAACGCCTAGGTTTAGATGGTACGGCTACGGGTTTGGAATGGGTAACGGATGGCGGCGGTACGGTTACATCGGTTGATGTATCGGGCGGCACTACGGGTATGTCCTTTAGCGGTGGGCCAGTTACCACAAGCGGCACAATCACACTAAGCGGCACATTGGATTTGGATAACGGCGGTACAGGCGCGACAACCGCGGCGGGTGCAAGAACTAACCTTAACGCCGTTGACCAAGCCCTAACACTAACCGCGGGAACTGGTTTGTCGGGCGGCGGCGACCTTACGGCTAATCGTAGTTTCAGCATTACAAATACGGGCGTTACCGCGGCGGCTTATGGTGCGGCATCTAAAACGCTAACGGCAACCGTTAATGCACAAGGTCAACTAACTGTTTTAGCCGATACGCCTATTGCTATTACCAATACCCAGATTTCGGGGCTAGGTACTATGTCAACGCAAAACGCTAATGCGGTTGCGATAACGGGCGGCACAATTACTGGCATCACAGATTTGGCGGTTGCTGATGGCGGCACGGGCGCAAGCGATGCGGCAGGGGCAAGAACAAATCTTAACGCGGCTAACCAAGCAACAACTATTACCGCGGGTACAGGGCTTTCGGGCGGCGGTGATTTATCTGCTAACCGCACAATCGACATTGCAAACACAACCGTAACTGCGGGTGCATTTGGTTCTGCATCTAACACCCTTACGGCTACAGTAAATGCACAAGGTCAGTTAACCGCATTGGCGGCAACCCCAATTGCAATTGCAAATACCCAAATATCGGGTTTGGGTACGATGTCAACGCAAAATTCCAATGCCGTAACTATTACGGGTGGAAGCATCACAGGCATTACAGACCTAGCCATTGCTGATGGCGGTACAGGGGCATCTAACGCCCCTGATGCGCGTTCTAATCTTGGTTTAGGTACTGCCGCCGTACTTAACGCGGGCGTTGCCCTAGGCGTTGCTACGCTAGATGCGGGCGGTACTGTACCTTTGTCGCAAATCCCTGCAAGTATTCAGGGCGGCGTAAGTTACCAAGGCGCATGGAACGCATCAACCAATACACCTACGCTTGTATCTAGCGTTGGTAGCAAAGGTTACTATTATGTTGTTTCCGTTGCGGGCAATACAAACCTTAACGGTGTAACCGATTGGTTGGTAGGCGATTGGGCAATCTACAACGGTACTGCATGGGAAAAGATTGATAACACCGACCAAGTGGCAAGCGTTAACGGCTACACGGGCGTTGTTGTTCTGAGTAACACCGATGTTGGCGCACCGCCTACAAGCCTAACAATCAGCGCGGGAACGGGTTTAACTGGTGGTGGTAGCCTAGCCGCCAACCGTACCCTTTCAATCGCTAATACAACCGTTACCGCCGCGCCTTATGGAACTGCAAGCGCAGTACCTACATTTACTGTAAATGGTCAAGGTCAACTAACCGCCGCATCTGATGTAGCAATTGCCATTGCCAATACGCAAGTATCAGGGCTTGGCACAATGTCAACCCAAAACGCAAATAGCGTTGCTATTACAGGCGGTAGCATCACGGGCATTACTGATTTGGCTATTGCCGATGGCGGTACGGGTGCAAGTACGGCGGGCGGTGCATTAACTAATCTTGGTGCGATTGGTTCTATTACATCTACGGATGGTTCTATTGTTGTAACGCCATCAGGAACAACGGTTAACTTGGCGGTATCGGAGGCATCCCCCGCTTCTACTTTGTTAACGCAAGTTCGTAACACTACGGGCGCAACATTAACTAAGGGTACGGTTGTTTATATTTCAGGTGCTACGGGTCAGATTTCAACCGTATCAAAAGCGATTGCAACGGGCGATTCAACATCCGCGCAAACCTTGGGCATGATGACAAGCAACCTAGCAAACAATACAAACGGATATGTAACCGTTTTTGGTTTGCTTACAAACATGGATACATCCGCATACACCGATGGCGCGCAACTTTATTTAAGCGGTACGGTAGCGGGCGCGGTAACGGCTACAAAACCATCTGCGCCTATCCACTTGGTTTATGTTGCCGTTGTTGAATACGCGCATCCAACGCAAGGTAAGTTGTTGGTCAAGGTTCAAAACGGATATGAACTTGATGAAATACACGATGTATCAATTGTTACGCCCGTAACAGGACAAACACTTGTTTACAACGCAAGCACCGATTTATGGGTTAACAATACCGTATCTTTAACTGCGGGCGTTAACGGAACATTACCCGTTGCAAACGGCGGTACGGGCGTTACAACTTCTACGGGTACGGGTTCGGTAGTTTTATCTACAAGCCCAACATTGGTTACGCCTTTGCTTGGTACGCCTACATCGGGTGTTCTAACTAACGCAACTGGTTTGCCTTTAACAACGGGCGTAACGGGTACATTGCCAATTGCTAACGGTGGTACAGGACAAACAACGGCGGCGGCGGCTATTACCGCGTTGTCGGGTACGCAAACATCGGGCTATTATTTGCGTTCCAACGGAACTAATACGGCACTTGCGGCAATCGTTGCGGGTGATGTACCAACGCTAAACCAAAACACGACAGGCACGGCGGCAAACATTACCGCATCAAGCAATGCAACGCTAACAACTTTAAGTTCTTTAAGTTTGGCAGGGTCGCAAGTAACTGGCAACATTTCAGGCAATGCCGCAAATGTTACGGGTACGGTTGCTATCGCTAATGGCGGTACAGGGCAAACAACTGCTAACGCGGCGTTTAATGCTTTAGTGCCAAGCCAAACAAGCCAATCGGGTAAGTACCTTACAACTGATGGAACAAATACATCTTGGGCGGCAAACCCATTGGGTACAGTTACAAGCGTTGGCGGTACAGGCACGGTTAGCGGCATTTCGTTATCAGGCACGGTTACTACATCGGGCAATCTGACATTGGGCGGTTCGCTTAATTTATCTAGCCCGCCCGCAATTGGAAATACCGCACCAAGCACGGGTAACTTTACAACGCTAACTGAAAATAGCGTTGCAGTAGTTACGCAATCGGATATTGGTAGCGCACCCAATGAAATCCCGTTGAATCAATACTTGGGTTCATTGGCTTACCAAAATGGTGATGCGTATTTCAACACGGGTATGACTGTAGGATTTCGCAATCGTGTTATCAATGGTGCAATGATGATTGACCAACGCAATGCGGGTTCGGCAATTACAACTTCTACGGGTTTTCCAGTTGATAGATTTAATTATTCTTTTGGTGGCGGTGCTTTTACTGCCCAAAGAATTAGTGACGCACCATCAGGATTTGTTAATTCATTAAGAATTTCATGCACATCAACTTCAAGTGCAGATGTAGGATTTGAAACAAAATTTGAAGGTAACAATATTTTTGATATTGGTTTTGGTACTGCAAATGCGTCATTGATGACGCTAAGTTTTTGGGTCAAATCTAATTTAACAGGACAATTTAGTTCATTTTTATATAGACCTGATGCAAATCGTTCATGTGTTTTAGGCTACACAATAAATGTGGCAAACACTTGGGAGTACAAAACGATTTTGATTCCCGCTGATTCAACTGGTGCAGTTACCGCAACAAATGGTGAAGGTTTACGACTTGATTTTTTCCTTGCTTTATCTTCAGCGACAGGAAGCCCAAGTGTTTGGAAATCGTTAGATTCACAACGGGGAATAACTGGTCAAGTAAATTTAGGTTCATCTGCTTCAAATACTTGGCAAATCACAGGCGTTCAACTAGAAAAAGGCAACATAGCAACATCGTTTGATGTGCGACCTTACGGGACTGAATTAGATTTGTGTCAGCGGTACTATCAAAAAATAACTATGTCGGGTAATCCTGAACAATGGGGTACTGGATATTGGAATTCAACAACTATTGTGCAAATTTATACTCCATTCATAACAAAAATGCGTGTCGCACCAACTTCTTTAGAAACAAGCGGAGTTCCTGCGCAATATTCTGTTCGTTATGCGGGTGGTAGAGATACACTTTCAGCAGGGCCAAGTTTTATTGCGGCTACCACTTCTGGAATTAGTATAAGTTGCACAAGTAGTGCAAGTAGAACTGCGGGAGATGGTTCAATAGGAACTGTAGAAGCATCAACCTTTTTGGCTTGGAGTGCAGAATTATGATTTATAAATTTTTGCCATTAAATGATGATGGAATACAAATAATTGCTCGTATAGATGACGATGGGTTGTGTCGTGTAACTTGTAATGAACATAATCCTGATTATCTAAAATGGCTTGCTGAAGGCAATACACCCGAACCCGCAGATGGAGTACAAGCATGAGCATCCAATCAAATTTTCCCAATCTGAAACCATCTTTGCTTTTAGAAGAATTGTGGAAGCCTGTTGTTGGATATGAAGGTCAATATGAAATTAGCAACTTAGGTAATTTGCGTTCAGTTGATAGAATGGTTGCTCACAAATCAAATAGCACAATGTTGCGCAGAGGTCGACCGATGCGACTTAATGCCAATAAATATGGATATGTTGATGTTAAATTAGGAAAAAATGGTTTACAAAAAGCATATCTAGTTCATCGATTAGTTGCTTTGGCTTTTTTAGAAAATCAAGAAAACAAACCGCAAGTTAATCATAAAAATGGTATTAAAAGTGACAATCGTTTAGACAATCTTGAATGGTCATCTATTTCAGAAAACAGAATACACGCTTATCGTGTTCTTGGTTCTGATTGTTGGTTGCGTCATGTAAAAGGTAATATTTGGTATGTGACTAATGGATGCCAAACAAAAAGAATTGTTGGTCATTATGTAACACCAAATGGTTGGAACTATGGTCGGCATAATGGTGGAAGAATTGCAAATAGGAGCGCAATATGAGTGTTCAATCTAATTATCCAAACTTGCGTCCCTCGTTGCTTTTGGATTTTGCGAATACACGGCAACTTGACAGTCGCGTGACTTTTACCCGTTCAACCCCTGCGGTTTATTACGATGGTGAAACTACTGCTATGGCAGAGCAAAATTTGCTTTACGATTCGCAAGTATTAAATGCGGCTAACTGGTTAATTACAAATAATTGTTTAGTAACTGGTAACACGACAACTGCCCCAGATGGCACATCAACTGCCGATACTTTGTCGGCAACAGGAAGTTCAGTTACAACTGGAACACCAACACAAACATATCAATTTGTTAATAGTGTAGATAATCAATCATTTACAGCATCTATTTATGCAAAAGCAAACACTAGTAATTTTGTGTATTTTCGTGAATATTTTTCACACAATACAGAAGATGTGACATGGTTTAATTTATCAACAGGTGCAGTAGGAACAACAAGTGCAAACCATACGGCTTCAATTGTTAGTGTCGGTAGTGGTTGGTATAGATGTGTAATTACTACAAAAGCAAACGGAACTAGAAGCCAATCATTAGGTATTGGCGTATCTGATGCCAATAACAGTTACAACATTACAACATCAAGTTCTGTTTACCTTTGGGGCGCACAACTAGAACAGCGTTCAAGCGCAACCGCATACACAGTAACAACAACGCAACGCATCACAAACTACATTCCTGTTCTACTAAGTGCGGGCGGTAATCAAGCAAGGTTTGATTGCAACCCTACTACTGGTGAATCGTTGGGTTTGTTGATTGAGGAAGCAAGAACAAATACTGTTACTCAAAGCCAATCATTTTCTACTTGGAATAAGGTAGGAAGCCCTACATTTACAACAGAAATAATTGCGCCTGATGGAACTTTAACGGCACAAAAAGTTACTGCTACTTTGACTAATAGCAATACAGGTGCATATTTCACTACGACTTCAAATACTATTTCTATTTATGCAAAAGCGGCAGGAAAAAACTTTATAACATTTGTCAATGCGTCAGGGTCTAATTTTGTTGCTTGGTTTAATATTGGCGCAGGAACTTTAGGAACTATTGGAAGCGGATATACGGCTTCAATTACATCAGTTGGAAATGGTTGGTATCGATGTTCTTTAACTGTAAATTCAGGTTCTTTTTCTTATCATCAATTTGCAATTTGTGATGCCGACAATGACTCTGCGGTTACGGCAAACGCAATTAATGGTGTATGTGTTTGGGGCGCACAAGCCGAAAATGGTTCTTTTTCAACTTCATACATTGCAACAACTTCAGCAAATGCTACAAGAACTGCGGATGTAGCGCAAATGACAGGAACTAACTTTAGTTCTTGGTTTAACAATGCACAAGGCACTTTTGTTGCAACTGTAAGTGCAGGTGTTTTATCTAATGGCGCAAGAATTTGCAAAGTTTCTGATACTGATGCTAATCGATTGATTGATTTTTATGTAAGTGGAACTTCACAAGGTATTTTTTCATATCAAAACGGAATTACATCTGCAAATTTTTCTTCAGGAACAATTGGAACAACTAAATATTTAACTTCGGTTAGTTATTTAACAGGAAATATTTCAGGTGTTGTTAATGGCGGTACTGTAACCACAAGCACTAGCGCAGTGGTTAGTTCTGTTGCTAATTCAACATTTGCTATTGGCTATGACCCTATAACTGGCGCTCAACTTTCAAGACCAATTGCAAAAATTGCTTATTACCCAATTCAAGTTACTTCAGCAAACTTGCAAGCATTAACAAGTTAAGGAATTATTATGGATTACAGATTCACATTTACCGATGAAGCGCAATGGTGGGAACTTGCCGATGCAAATGGTTGGGTTCAATACGAATACGAACCGCAACCGCCTACACCTATTGACGAACCGCAACCTGAACCAATTGTTAAGCGCAAATGGATTGCGTACCCCGATATTGACTTTGTGCAAATTGGTACTGTTTACCAACCGCAACCGCCTACACCGCCCGATGAACCGCCGCCTACGCCTATTCCCTACGATGGCTATGCGGTAAACATTCGGTTTAACAATGGTACGGTTTTGCCTGATAACTTGGTTGCATTTGTCATTGAACCCGCTAACCCTCAATACACTTTTGCGGGTGGTTGGGAACAAGGGGCAATCTAAATGAACGAAACTGAAGCAAGGTTAGATAGCCATGAAGCCGTTTGCACATTGCGTTATGAAATGCTTTGTGCGCGGCTTAAACGGCTAGAAGGCGTATTGATAAAGGCTTGCGGGGCTATGCTTATTGGCATGGCGGGCGTGATTTATTCATCTCTTGTACATTTGAAATGAAAGATTACGCCGTTGCATTTGTTGCGGCGGTTTGCATTGTGGCATTTGTCATTTTTTGCACATACATCATTGCTTGGGCAGGGTGGGGATAAATGCGTTGGTTGCTTGTGGTTTTTCTATCAGCATCACAAGCGGCATCTGACAAGACAGAATATCGTTGTATCCGATGGGCATGGTCGGGTGATGTTTATAACCGCAAAGTTGTTTGCCTTGAGTGGGTGAAAGTTGTACGCAAATGATAGACCCCATAACCGCATTAGAAGGGCTACAAAGCGCAATAGCAGTAGTTCGTAAAGCCGCCAAGATTGCAAACGATTTAGGCGGTTTAGCGGGCGTTGTTGGCAAACTATTTGATGCGCGTAGCCAAGCGACCAAGGCAATGGTTGAAGCTAAAAGGTCGGGCAACAAATCCAACTTTAGCGTTGCAATGCAAATAGAAAATTTGCTGATGGAAACGGCTAAGTTGGAATCCCAATTGCAATTGCTTTATATGCAGACAGGCAATATAGACGTTTGGAATAAGATTAAAGCCCGCGCCGCTGAAATGGATAGGGATGATGCCATAGCCGCCCGTAAAGCCAAAGAAGAAGAACAACGCCAAAAGGATTTAGAAGCCGAACAAATGCAATGGGCGGTTGCGATTGTCGTTCTTGTTATGTTCATTGGCGCGGTAGGTTGGGGGCTTACGCAAATTGCCGAACTATGCGCTACGACAAGGTGCGGGCGGTGAATGAGTATCAAAAACAATTTGACCAATTTCTTAAAATCTTTGTTAGGTTATGTATTGTGATATGGGTGCTTGGTCTGCTGAAGTTCATTCCTGATTCTTTAGCAGATAAGATTGTTTCTAAACTTCTTGGAATGATTGGACTGTAATGCTTTCACTATTTTCTACACTTGGCGGTTTACTGATTTCGGGTTTGCCAAAACTACTTGATTACTTTCAAAACAAAGCCGACCAAGCGCATGAACTTGCTTTGGCTAGGATGCAAACAGAACGCGAACTACAGTTAGCCGCCGCGGGGTTTGCCGCCCAAGCGCGTATTGAAGAAATCCGCACCGACCAAATCGCAATGGAAACTGAAGCACAAATGACGGAAGCGGCACTAAAGCATGATGAAAAGGTTTTAGAACGCGCTTCTACTTGGGTTGCTAATTATGTTGGCACGGTTCGCCCAACTATTACCTACATTTTTGTTTTTGAACTTTGCGCTATCAATGCTTGGATTGCGTACTACATTTATACGCGCCCTAGCCTTGTGCAAAACATGGATGATTTAATTCGTTTGTCCGACATTATTTTTAGTTCGGATGAAATGGCTATGCTTGGCGGCATCATTGGTTTTTGGTTTGGTTCACGCGGGTGGAACAAGAAATGAAAATTAGCAAAGAAGGCGAACATTTAATGCACTTCTTTGAGGGCTACAGAACGCGCCCGTATCGGTGTAGTGCCGCGATTTGGACAGTAGGCTACGGTCACGCAATGTATAGCGACCAACTAGCCTTGCCAAACATTCGTAAAGAAGGTTACACGGGTTTAATCCGTGGCGACTATCAATTAAAAGAAGGGGATAACCGTGCGTGGGAAAAATTGGAATTGGTCGATTTGTTCAAAATGGACATTGATATTTTTGAACGTGGTGTTCTTAGACTTAGCCCTAATTTGGTTGGTCATCAAAGCAAATTCGACTCTATTGTTTCTTTTGCATACAACGCAGGGCTTGGAAACTATCAGCGTTCTACCATTCGCATGAAAGTAAACCGCGGTGAATGGGATGCCGCCGCTGATGCGTTTATGTCATGGACAAAAGCGGGCGGCAAAGAAGTAGCGGGATTAGTTAAGCGCAGAAAAGCCGAACGCGCATTGTTTTTAAGTTGATTCTAAATAAAACCGTGTATTCATTGCTTCTTCAAAATTAAAGTATTCTTTAAAACATTCTTTAAAATAAAGTTGTTGTTCGCCATAACCAACTAATTTACGGTTGTAAACAAATATTTTTTTAGGCAAGCGCATTTGCCCGTTAATGTAATTGATGCCTTTTTGCGTGATGCGCCAATAACCCGAACCTTTTACGTCTTTTCTATCGTTTGGGTGCGCTTCAATCAATCCCCAATAACGCATATTGGTAAAAGTTTTAGCCCGCATAAATTCGCGTGGTGCATTTTTAGCGGTGTTTACCCAACCATCAACGCCCGCACTTTTGTAAATCCAAATCAATGCTTGCGCGTTTTTATGCGTGATGGTAAACCCGTTGTACTTTCCGAAGCGTTTGCAACATGGGCAATTGCCGCCATCGTTTTGCAAAACTTTTAAATAATCTGCACTAATCTTGGCTAAATATTCTTCTTCAAATAAATCGTTCATTTTGTAATGTCCTATAAGGTGGGGGTACTAACCACATTTACGCTTCGTCGCATAACCTTTTTTGGTTGCCGCAAATGTAACTTTCCCCCCGTATTATTTAAAAGGGCGCATCGTCATCAAATACAGGCGCAGATTGCTTAGTTGTTTTGGGTTCTAGTGGCGGTTTAGCACTAAGCCAACCATCCCAATTAAGCGGCACATTATCAATCTTTAGGCTAATGCCTTGCCCTTTATCCCATAGCGTTCCCACTTTGGCAAAGCGTTTTTTGTTGTTGCCTTGGGCATCGGTGTATTCGCCCACTACGGCGATTAAATCTAATTTAGTTGACATGGTTTAATCTTTCATTCAGTTTACTAATTTTGGCATCAAGTTCGGCTAAAAACTTAATTACTTCTTCTTTAAGCATTGCCACATATTCCGCATCAAATTCAACGCGCTTAACAAACATTTGTAACCCGCTTGGTAGGCGTGGGTCAAACGATACGAAATCTGCCCATGTGCGACCCGTGCATGACATTTGCCATTGCATTTGGGTTATGTACTTTGTCGGTACTTGTTCGCTAATCAATGTATCAATGTGCGTTGCCGTATTAGGGCATTTAATTTCTAGCAAGCCAAATAGCCCTATCAAGCCATCAGGCGATGCCCCTGCGCGTTCAATTGTTGGGTGGGCAATGTACCCTACTTCATCAACTAAAACATCGGCTAGTGACTCATAAGCGGCGCGGGCAAGCGGTTCGGTTTCTGTACCCCAAGCCATTGCCGCATTTGTGTACGATTCTGCAACCGTACCCGTCATTCGTTCACAAATTAATTGCGCCATGTAGTTTTCGCGTGATGCCGAATAGCCGCTTTTTGTTTTGGCGATTACATCAGCAACGCGGGATGCCGTGACATTACCCAAGCGGGCGGCAAACCATTCGGGCGTACCTTGTTCAACTTTTTCAATCATAGTTTTGCCTTTACTTTATCTTTGGCGGCAATCACTTTCTTTTGCCAATCAGGATTGCCATTGCAAGCGGCATAGGCGGCTTTGTAGGCGTTCTTTAAACCATCTTGGTCGGTTGATGCCTCAATAGCGGCTAAGTGGTCTATAAGCGCGGTTTCATCAATCGTAGGTTTACGCATCGCGGTATTGCCATCATCATCTTCAGGGGCTATGCCGCAAGCCGCCATAAGGCTATAACGGCGGGCATAAGTTAATGCGCTACCGTAGCCTTGGGCATCTTGTTTGTTGGCGGGTACATGAAGAATTCCACATTCAAGCATTTCGCCCGATTCATGCACAAACATAGTTTCAATCATTACGCCGTTAGTGCAATCGTAATTCTTTTGAATAAGCGCAATGCCGTTATCGTTTAGCGCGTCTATAACTGCTTCAACGCAAGCGGCAAGGTCAGCGTAGCGGGATTTAAAATGCGGGTTTGTAGATGTCTTTAAAGCAGGGCCAAACGCCTTTTGTGCCTTTACCAATGCGGTTGCTAAGTTTTTCATTCTGCGCTTTCTATGTAGATGGTTAATCGTTTAATTCGGTCGGCATGGTAATCCGACATACGGCGGGTGTATTCCATTGCTGATTGGGCATCTAGGAAACGGCGTTTTGCTTCTTCAAGTTCTTTAACCGCCATTTCTTTTGCTGATGGCAAACGCCACAATTCTTTTAAACGATAAGTTAAGTTCATGTTTACCCCCGCCAAGCCAGTAGTACACCAATGCCGCCAAAGATGATGATGGCTAATGCACATTCAATTAAAGTTGTAATGATTTTGTGTTTCATGTTTTATCTTTCGTTGGGGGACTAAGCCCCCATTTGTTTTAGTTAAGAATTAAGCGACCAGTAAAACCGCGGGACTTCAAGCAATCAATTGCGTTTTGGATTGCTTCTTTACGCGTAATGCCAAAAAAAACAGGCGGCACATTTGTATTGGGCAAAGCGCAATCAAATTCAATAACCCAAGCGGGCGGTACAGTAGCGCGGATGCGGGGGTTGTATTGCTCTTGTTGAAAGTAGCAATCTGCTTTAAAAATTTGTGTCATGGTTTACTTTCTAAAAGACCCCTGAAGCGGGGCATAAGTTAAATTGCTTTTTTGGAATCTTGACGGGTGTTAAATTCAAACTGCTTGCTTGTTACGCATTTAACGCAACGGTATTCAGTAGGTTCGGTTTTGAATTCAGACCAGTTAACAGAAATTGGGGTACGCAAGATGTTGCGACCGCAAGCAGTTTTGGAAGCCATCCCATAGCCGCCTTTGTTTAAGTGAGTTACACGCATACTTTTTCTCCTAGTAGTCCCCAAGAAGTTCGGGGCATGACAAATTCTAATCGCAAATTAGGCTTTTCAACGCCATGTTTAAAATATTTTCACAATTTGTTTAAATAATTTAATTTTGTTGCTAAGATGCAACTATGAACAAAACACAAATAGATGACGATAAAGCCTTGATTGCTAAGTTGGGAGGGGCAACAATCCTATCTAAACGCCTTGGTTTTCAATCTGCCCAACGGGTACACAATTGGATGTATAGGGGAATACCCGCATCCGTTAAGTTGGCGCATCCTAAAATCTTTTTAAAGGGATTACGCAAATGAATTGCAATTTTTGTAACGGTGAAATTGTAGATAGGCATCATTTGGCGCGAACTTGTTTGCCATGTTCTACACATTCCGCAGAAAGAACTGGCGGGTTGGCGGCTATAAGCGCGGTAAACAAGGCGGTAAAAAATGGTATTCTTGCGCCCGTTAAAACGCTAGTTTGCGTTGATTGCGGTAGCCAAGCACAATGTTATGACCATCGTGATTACAACAAACCGTTAGAAGTTGTACCCGTATGTCGTAAATGCAACTTTCGCAGGGGTTCGGCTATTGCATCAATAAATTTACAGGCGGCATAAATGACAAAAATAGAAAAATACCTACATCACAAATCTTTGATGTTGGAACACCTAGCATTTGCTTATGCGAATCAATCGATGCAAGATTCTTTGTACCAACTGATTTGCTACCACTTGCACAAAGATTACACACAAGGTTATTATTATTTTATGACCCATCAGGAACGCAAAGATTTGCAAACGATGATGGTTCTTTGATACAATTTTTTGAAACACGGCTAGGTTGGGAGTTGCTACCCAATCGAAAAGAGAACACCCCCCTCCTGCCGCAGTTTCTTTTGGGGGTATGTTTGGGGCGTGGTGATGCACTACTATCAATTTAATATTTCCGACTATCGGTCGGCTACAGGTCATTTAACAAATGATGAAGATTTAGCATATCGGCGTTTGCTTGATATGTACTACGACATGGAAAACAAAATACCCTTGGATACCCAATGGGTTGCCAAGCGGTTACGGATGGATACCCAAACGGTTCAAGCCGTATTAGATGATATGTTTGTTAAACATGAAGATGGGTATTTTCATGCGCGATGCCAAGATGTTATTCAGCAATATCATGCGATGGCAGAAAAAAATAGGACTAATGGGAAACTAGGCGGTAGGAAAAAGAACCCAACTGCTAACCCATTGGGTAGCGACTCGCAACCCATCGCTAAGGCAACTATAAACTATGAACTAGAAACTATAAACCAAGAACTAAGTTCCGTATCTAAAGATACGGGCGTTAAACCGCCGCTAACGCCTGATGAAATTATTTTTGGTTACGGTGTTCCATTGTTGACCAATGCGGGTGCTACCGACAAAAGCGCACGGTCGTTTCTTGGTAGCCTAAGAAAAGCGCATGGCGATGAAACTTTGGTAAACACCCTGCGCGATTGTTTAAGAGCAAAACCGCTACAACCTTTGGAATGGTTAGCCAAGGCATTGCCGCCTGATGGCATAAAACCCAAACTTAACAAACAAGAATCATTGGAAGCATCTAACCGCGCCGTTGTTGAAAAACTATTGAAGAAAGAAGGTTTTGTATGAACGCAAATCAGAAAGCCAATTTTTACAAATTAGTTGGCGATGCCCTTGGTTACTGGAAACAGGATGTAAGCGAATTTACATTAAATGTTTGGTGGAACGGTTGCCAATCCTTTGAGTTTGAACAAGTAGTACAAGCATTAAGCAATCATGCTACCGACCCCGACAAAGGGCATTTTGCGCCAAAGATTGCCGATATTGTGCGTATCTTGGGCGGCACTAAAACTGACCGTTCTTTGCGTGAATGGGGGCGGGTTTATGACGCTATGAGTTCGGTCGGGGCTTATACCGATGTTGATTTTGGCGATAGCGCAACCCATGCAAGTATTCGGGATATGGGCGGTTGGGCAAAGGTTTGCCGCATCGAAACAAAAGAATTAAGTTATTTACAACATCGATTTTGTGAACTTTACAAAGCGCACGATGGGCAAACAAGCCATGTACCCGCTTTGATGGGTGATAGGTCGCCCGATGAAATGTTTAAGAAAAAAGGGTTGCCTTTGCCTAAACCTAGATTGATTGCAGGGGGAAACCCAAAAAAGCCGCTTGAACTGCATACGCAAATCACGCAAGCATTGGGGTACAAATGACACACGAAATGGCGATGCGAATATTGGACAAGGTGCGGGATGGGGTTAGTTACCCGCAATGGGTAATCCGTAAAGCCTTGGAACTAACTGGCGACATTGATGGACATGGAACACTTTAAGGATTCGGAGGCTCGCGAATGGGTCGCCCGTTTTCGTAAAAAACAAATGGAAGAAGGTAAAGGCGAAGCAATCGAATGGTGGGCTAAAACCATTAAAGAAATTGCCGCCAAACGGGGGCAAAAGGTTGCCGATGATTTAAAGCGCAGAATGAATGAACAAAAGGATTTAAATGCGATACGCCGCAAGGGTTGATGCCAACCAAGAACAGATTGTTAGCGCACTACGCGCCGCGGGTGCTTATGTTTGGATTATTGGGCTACCCGTTGACCTTTTGGTTGGATATGGCAATCACACTTTTTTGATGGAAATAAAAAGCACCCATAAAGCGCGTTTAACGGGGCTACAAGCCGACTTTTTTGAGAATTGGTCAGGTAGTACCGTCTGCCGCGTTGATAGCCCTGAAGCCGCACTACGAATGATTGGAGTTATTAAATGAACCCGCCTTACAAAACAGTAGATTTTATTTTAGAAAACGCGCCAAAGTATGCCAAGGCTAAAGCCGAACGCATTTACCTTGAAGAATTCCGTAAAACCAAAAAAGCGTTGCTGATGAAAGTAGCAATGGAAGCGGGTTACGAAAGCGCGGCGGCACAAGAACGCGAAGCCTACGCGCACCCTGATTACCAAGTTTTGTTAAAAGGTTTAGCAGAAGCAATCGAAGAAGAAGAATCGTTAAAGTGGAAATTGACCGCGGCGACAATTAAAGGGGAAATATGGCGAACCGAATCGGCTAACGAACGCAATGGCATAAAAGCAACGGAATAAACAATTTGTTGAAAAACCATATTAGTAATCTTATAATTTAACTATGCCGTTACATCACGGTCTTTTAGAAAGCAAACAATGTGGCCCTTTCTCCCGTTTCCAAACCCAAAAGACAAAGGGCGTAAAGCCCCCGTTTTAACCCCGATAACTTTGAGGATGCACCCGTATGAGTGACTATGAATTTACCTTTAACGCAACAACAGGCGCGGGCGGTGAAACCGTCACTTGCAAAATGTCATACGAACGGGATGAACATGGCGCATATTTTGAAAACATTGAAGATGTAACCTATGAGGGCATTAGCATCATGGGCGTTTTAACTGATGAACAATTTGCCGACCTAGAAATGGTTGGCGTTAACAAATTGCGGCAACATCTTGCAGAAGAAAAAGACAGGGCTTTAGAACCATGATGCCGCAAATAGACATTGGCGCACGGTTTGCCAATCACAAGTTTAAACTTTGCACCAAATGCGAAATCGACAAACCGCCCGAAGGCGGCATAGACATGGGGCATAAATGGATTTGCCAATCATGTTGGAACAAGCGCATTACAGGCAAATATTTAAGACAAAACAGTAAAAATGCGTAAACGCACTAAACGAAAGTTTTGGGCATTGTTAGACCCAATCGCGCATGGCATTGTTGGGGCTAGTTATACACCTAGACATTTGCTAGACAAGTTAAGGCTAACCGAATACGCCGCTTTAGAATCAATTACCAAGGGTAATGGCACGGTACAGGATTGGCGAACCTTGGTAGATGTTATGAACCTAGCGGAAATGATGGCTAAGAACGGGGTTGGCCCTGAAGTGTTACCCGTATGCGAGAAAGCCCAAGAAAGCCTACACAAAGCCGCTATACGCTACCAAACAACCCTAAAAATGGGGTTAGATGGCGTTGGCATACAGGCAATTCGGGAATTACTGGAATATGCCGATTTGCAACAGGGAAGCATAACCCGCGCAGAATTTGAACGCTATGTGCAAAAAACAAGAAATTACATAAAATCAAACGGCAACTTAGTTGTTGAAATAGAATGATTCATTATCACGGTTTACCAATCACCCCCGCAACGGTAGCAATACAAGCATTAAACGCGGGTCATGGGTTTGTTTCATTTGCACATAAAGACCAATTAGGCGTTGCAATTGAAGTATGCCAATCTTTTGCCATTGATAACGGGGCGTTTTCTGCTTGGAAATCAGGCGAACCAATTACAAATTGGCAACCCTTTTACGATTGGGCGTTAGATTTAAAACGCGTACCATCGTGCGATTTTGCGGTTATTCCTGATGTTATTGATGGCAACGAAGCCGATAACGATGCGCTTTTGCGTGATTGCCCATTGCCTAAATGGTATGGCGCACCCGTTTGGCATATGCACGAATCATTAGAACGGTTTGAACAATTGGCTAATACTTATGTGCGAGTTTGTATTGGTAGTTCAGGCGAATATTCAAGCGTTGGAACACCGCAATGGTGGACAAAAATAGGTTTAGCAATGCGGGTTATTTGCGATGATATGGGTCGCCCTGCTTGTAAACTGCATGGATTAAGGATGCTAAACCCCGCGGTTTTTACTAAATTACCATTTGCATCCGCTGATAGCACAAGCATTGCACGGGGCATTGGAATTGACAGTAAATGGAAGCATGGCAATTATTTGCCGCCAACTAAAGAAGCAAGGGCGCAAGTTATGAGGTCGCGCATAGAAGCCCATAACGCGCCATCGCAATGGAATTTTTATCAACCAATGGAACAAGGTACTTTATTGTGAACATATACAAGACAAGATTTATTGTTAAATGCCCAACAAACAATATAAAAATAACCTATGAATTAGAAATCAAACAAATTGCACAAATCTATGTTGAAGAAATAATAGAAGCAGTTAATAAATTTGATTCTGATTATCACGAAAATATAGCAGATGAATTATTTATAATGTTTGGCGGTGAACAAACATTAGTGGCTAATCATCATGGTGTAATTATTCAAACGGAAAGAAAATAATGTTTTTTGCTTTAATTGCTTATTCGGTTGCAATGATTTTGGCAAACCTACTGGTTGCAGAATTTGGCCCATCAGTTAGCCCAATCATTGCATTTGTGTTTATTGGCTTTGATTTGGCTTTGCGTGATTGGCTTCATGTACGCCTAAAGTTTTGGCAAATGGGCGGTTTAATTGCGGGTACAGGATTGCTAACCTACGCCCTAAACCCATCTGCGGGAATGATTGCTATTGCATCAGCATCAGCATTTGCATTGGCGGCATTAGTTGATTGGGCAGTTTTTACCAAAGTTAAGGGAACATGGTTTAAGCGTTCAAATACATCTAACATTGCGGGTGCGGCAGTTGATTCAATTGCATTTCCAACTATTGCCTTTGGTGCTTTAATGCCCGAAATAGTGATAATGCAGTTTTTAGCCAAAGTAGTTGGCGGCACAATTTGGACTTATCTACTGAATAAAAATGCGATTTCCGAAACACCAATACATCCGTAGTTCAGATTTATTACGCAATGCCCGCGAAATCCCATGCCAACATTGCGGCGCAGACGATGGAACGGTAGTAGCCGCCCACACTAATTGGCAAGGGGGCAAGGGCCGCGGCATCCGCGCTGATGACAACCTAATTAGCAGTTTGTGCTATTCATGCCACATGGAAATAGACCAAGGCGGCAAATTGGATAAAGCAGAACGGCAAAAGATTTGGCTTGCCGCACATTTGAAAACGGTGCGAAAATTGCAAGAATATGGCTTATGGCCTAATGATGTACCACTACCCGAAGGACTATGATGGTTAAATTCCGCGCAGAAGCCGCCCAAAGCGACCCCGTAATGCAGTTTGTTATGTGCCTATTGCATAGCGTAACCAACGCCCACATCCTACATTTCCAAAGCCTGAGTTACTCTCAGCACATGGCATTGGGTGCGTATTACGATGAAGTAAGCGACCTAGTAGATGGATTCGTAGAAGCGTTCCAAGGTAAGTACGGGCTATTGACCAAGTACCAATCGGATTACCAATTGCCCGACAATAACCCCGTAACCTACCTAACCTACCTTAAAGAAGAAGTAGCGACCCTGCGCCGCGCATCAGGATTCCCACAGGATAGCGAACTACAGAACGAAGTAGATACCATTGCTAACCTGATTAACAGTACGCTATACAAACTACGATTCCTAGCCTAATGCCATCAGTACCCACTAACGGTAAGTGTTCATCATTAGGGTGTAAGAACCCTAGAAGTAAGTTGAACACCTACTGTTTAGAACATGGTGGCATCGACAACATGGCTAGGCGCGAAACAGATAGCGCATACCAAACGCCATTATGGAAAAGCATTAGGGCAGTACAGATAAGCAAACAACCACTATGCCAAGGTTGCCTATCACGCAACATAGTGGCATCAGCAAAGCATATAGACCATCTGTTTGCTTGGAAGCACATAGGTAGCCATGCGTTCAGCCGCAACATCTTTCAATCCCTTTGCC